CCCGCAGGACAGGCTACGGTGGGATGTATAATCGCAAGCTGCGTCACGGTACTTAGATTTGTAACAACCACTGGCATAGCTGACAAGTAAAGGAGAATAACTATGGGCGAGAAAAAAACAACTCCCATTACGATCAATGACGTTGAATACACTTATGAAGATATGACCATAATCCACCTGTACCCGCTCTGCTTCGGTATCGGGCTTAAGTCCACTTAGGTGGCCTCTACACAGCCTATGTAGACATCACAGAAGCTCAGGCTATTGGATGGGTACAGGCTGATGTAGATGCTGTGTTGCGCTTTGTAACTACCACTGGTATTGCTGATAAGTAAAGGAGATAACTATGGGCGAGAAAAAAACAACTCCCATATCGATAAACGATAAAGAATACACTTATGAAGATATGACCGAGCAACAGCAGGCAATGGTTAATCACTGTAATGACTTAGACAGAAAAATTAAGTCCACCCAGTTTAACCTTGACCAATTGTCAGTAGGTAAGGATGCATTTATCAGCATGCTAGTTTCCGACATTGAGAAAGAAGAAGCTGAAGAGTAACTATGTTACTAGCCTTTGCGTTGATCGTTACAGTAAACGGTGAGGTTGACGCAAAGGCAACAAGTTACTGGCGCAGTTTAGAAAGATGTAGGTGGTTCGCAGAAGAGCTTACCGCACAAGGCATAAGAAGACGTTACCACACGCCAGTAATGGCTTATTGCATCCCAAAATATGTAAACCCTAATAAGGTTCCAGTACACGATTAAAGGCTCCATAATGGCAACTGTAAAAGAAGCGTTACTTAAACTTGAAGCCCACGAAAGAGAATGTACTGTGCGCTATACCAACATAGAAAGACGCTTAGATTCAGGTAGCGAAAGGTTTAAAAGGTCTGAACTTATGCTATGGGGTATGTACCCACTAATAATTGGGTTGTTTATTGTAGAGAGGTTATAGATGGCGATTTTATCAAGTCTTATCGGCCCAGTTACAGGTCTTCTTGACAAATTCATAGAAGATAAAGATCAGCGCAATGCTTTGGCGCATGAAATTGCAACAATGTCACAGAAATACGCGCAAGAAAGTGTCATGGGGCAGTTAGGTGTCAACAAGGTTGAAGCGGCTCACAAGTCCTTATTCGTAGCCGGATGGCGTCCATTCGTGGGGTGGGTAGCTGGAGTTGGCCTAGCCTATAACGTAATTATTGCTCAAATACTTGGTATCTGGTTTACCGTGCCAGAAGTTGACCCTTCATTATTAACCCCCGTGCTTATGGGCATGTTGGGTATGGGCGCAATGAGGTCTTACGAGAAGGCCAAAGGCGTGCAAAGAGAGAAATAATGCTAGCCGAAATAGCGGCAGCTAATGCTGCATTTCAAGTCATTAAAGGAGCCTTGTCCAACGGCAAAGAGCTTTATGATGTTTCGGCTAAAGCCACGGAATATTTTGACAATAAGTCAGCCATTGTTAAGAAAGCTCAGAAGGGTGGAGGCAAAGAAGAACTCCAGTGCTTTATGGAGCTTGAAAAGATCAAAGAGCAAGAAGAATGGCTCAAAGAGTACATGATCTACGCAGGAAGAGCAGATATGTACAAAGACTGGCTACAATTTCAGTCTAAGTGCAAAAGAAATAGAGAAAGAGCAGAGCGTATACGCAAAAATAAAATAGCAAGTAACATAGCACTTTTTTGGGCTGTATTGCTTTGGGGTACAGGAGGATTAGTTATACTGCCTTTGAGCTTATACATAGCGTTTAAAATATTTGGAGTCATATAGAAATGAAGTACTTTAAAATAGGAGAGTTTGATTGCCAAGAAACTGGCGAAAACGCTATGGACACTGGGTTCCTTAAAGTACTAGAGCATTTGCGTGAGGTCTGTGACTTCCCGTTTATAATTAATAGCGGGTACAGGTCACCTAACCATAGTATAGAAGCTGCAAAGGTTGCGGCAGGTAAAAAATTAGGAACTCATGCACAAGGCATAGCCGCTGATATTAAAGTATCTGGAGGCGCACAACGCCTAGCTATAGTAAAACATGCGTCAGCTATGGGAATGTCCGTGGGGGTTGCAAAAACCTTCGTACACGTTGACACTCGTAAGACTGAGCCAATGTGTTGGTGCTACTAGGAAATAATCATGCCACTTAAAAAACTAATACTAAAGCCCGGAATTAACCGCGAGAACACTCGATACACTAGTGAAGGTGGTTGGTACGACTGCGATAAGATACGATTTCGCCAAGGTACGCCGGAAAAGATTGGTGGGTGGCAGCGTATATCAGCTACTACATTCCTAGGTGTATGCCGCTCTTTATGGAACTGGGTTACCCTAGGTAGTCAGAACCTGATCGGCGTAGGCACTAATCTGAAGTTCTATATCGAGAACGGTGGTGCTTACAACGACATCACACCCTTACGTGCTACTGTAACCCTGACTAGCCCGTTTGAGACTACTAGTGGTTCGCCTATAGTAGAGGTTACTGACGCTAGCGGCGGGTACTCTGACGGTGATTTTGTTACCTTTAGTGGTGCAAGTGCTGTAGGTGGCCTCACTCTAAACGCCGAGTATCAGCTAACTGAAACTACTACTGCTAACGTGTATACGGTTGATGCGGGCACTAACGCAAGTTCAAGTGCTACAGGGGGTGGTACGGTAACGGCTGCATATCAGATAAATGTTGGCCCCGCGTTTGTTGTTCCCCTAGTAGGTTGGGGCGCAAGTAGCTGGGGTTCTGGTACGTGGGGCATTGGTACTACCTCTACCGACTCTATACGCCTGTGGAGCCAAGCTAACTTTGGTGAAGACCTTATCTTCGGGCCGCGTAATGGCTCTATATACCTCTGGGATGCCACAAACGGGCTAACCACTAGGGCAGTAGCTCTTACAGGCACGGAAGTACCAACGTCACAAAAACTCATTCTAGTGTCTGACATTAACAGGTTTGTGTTTTGCTTTGGCGCAAATGAGATTTTCTCCTCTACTGTCAACCCCATGCTAGTTCGTTGGTCAGACCAAGAAGATGCTACTAACTGGTCACCTGCGGCAACTAACCAAGCGGGCGACCTTATACTATCTAACGGCACACAGATCGTTGCTGCTAAACAAGCACGTCAAGAAGTACTAGTGTGGACTGACTCTGCCCTATACGCGTTACAGTACGTTGGTGCCCCCGCTGTGTGGACTGCACAGTTAGTCGGTGAGAACATCTCTATCGCTGCACAAAACGCTGTGGCCTACGCTAACGGCGTGGCTTACTGGATGGGTAAGGACAAGTTCTACATGTACGATGGCCGTACTCAACCCCTACAGTGCGACTTACGCAAGTTTATATTCAACGATTTTAATACAGAGCAGTACGAGCAGGTGTTCGCAGGGACTAACGAGTCGTACCACGAGATTTGGTGGTGGTATTGTTCTACAGACTCTAACGTGTCAGACCGTTACGTAGTTTATAACTACCTAGAGCAAGTATGGTACTACGGTACTATGAGTCGTACGGCATGGCTTGATTCGGGGTTAAGAAACTACCCACTAGCTGCTACGTACAGTAACAACTTGGTTAACCACGAGCAGGGTGTTGACGACAACGAAACAGCAGTCACTGCGGCTATACCTGCGTACGTATCCTCTGCACAATTTGATCTGGAAGACGGGCATCAGTTTGCCTTTATCTGGCGCATACTACCGGACATTACGTTTGATGGCTCTGAAGTAGGCTCTCCTATGGCTACCATGACGTTGTTGCCCTTGCAGAACTCCGGTTCGGGGTATAATGACCCAGCCTCTGTAGGAGGCTCTAATAGTGGAGGGATTACGCGTACTGCTACGTTACCCGTAGAGCAGTTTACAGGGCAGATATTCACACGCGTACGTGGACGGCAGCTTGCTATAAAGGTAGAATCTAGCGAGATTGGAGTTACTTGGCAGTTGGGTAGCCCGCGTATAGATATGCGAGCAGACGGGAGACGGTAATGGCTGTAGACAATACTAGGTACAATGTACCTTTTCGTGCGCCAGCTCTGCCTTACCCCCCGCAGGTATACGACCAACAGTCGTTTGAAGAGTTTAACAAAGTACTACGTATCTACTTTAACCAGTTAGATAACGCACTGAGAAACGCTATGGCAGTTCAAGAACCCTACGAGTTGCAAGTATCTAAAGGCCAGATTGCAGGTGCTACTTCGTTCTATAAGTTCGGATTTAACCCTGACATAGATGGCACTGAAGAGACTATATGGGGTACGGGAGGTAATTACCCTTACCTTACATCCGCCTCCACGGTGTATATAAGTAGTTCTAGCACTGCCGATTCTAACGGGGGTACGGGCGCTAATACGGTAACTGTAGAAGGTGTAGATGGTAGTTACAACGCTAAGAGCGTAACTGTGAACATGAACGGCCAGACTCAGGTGCAGGTAGGCGATGCTAGCTCGTGGTTACGTGTTAACAGGATATTCGTAGTTACCTCTGGTAGTGGGGGCACTGCTGCGGGAGACATATACGTAGCTAACAGTGGAGTAAGTTCTGGAGTACCCACAGGCGTTACGTATGCGAGCGTTACACAGGGAGACAACCAGTCGCAGATGGCGGTATATACTGTCCCTGCTGGACACACTTTGTACCTAGATGACGTTAGCTTTACCGCTGCATTGGGCATAGCGTCTAAGAATGTTACAGTTAAATTTGTACTACGTAACTTTGGCACTGACACGTTTAGGACTGGAATTATAGAGACTGTGCAGAGTAACAGCCTGTTAGTCCCTTTTAACTACCCGTTTGCTATACTAGAAAAAACAGATGTTGAGTGCCGTGCATTTTCGGACACTACCAACGTAGAAGTCAGCGCATCCTTCCAAGGCGTGTTAATAGCTAATTAAAGGGCATCTATGAAGACTTACGACAGCAAGAAGAAAAAACTTCCTAGGTACGAAGTACTCATGCGTTTCGCTGAAAACGTAGGTACGGGAGACATCCCTATAAAAGCCGCTATGGTATCCGTAGCGCAAGAATTAGCCATGCCTAACGCTAGTGTTGTGCAATTTGGTAACACAGTATTCGGTGGGCACAGCCGTAAGGGTGGCACTAAGATGATGGGCAGAGTGTTTAACGTGGACACCGCTGAAAACTTTGTCGCTAACATGTTGCAATATGTAGAGTACCTACAAGAAAAAGGTATAACGCATTATGTCGTGCAATTTGATAAATCTTATGGTGAGAAGTTAATGCCCGTACTAAAAGAGCTAAAAGATTTAATTACTCCTGCTGGCGGCAATATCCATGTAGGTATTACCGAAGACGATAAGTACGCGGTGTTCGTGCTAATACCTGAGATGGAGTCTTAGTATGAGTTTTGTAGTAGATGCCATTAAAGACATAGGAAGTTGGATCGACGATGAAATTTGGGAACCCATAAAAGACGTAGGTTCTTGGTTAGACGACGAAATATTTCAGCCTGTTATTAAGACGGTAGAAGATCAGATACAGGCGATCATTGACGACCCTGTAAAAGCCGTACTTAAAGCTGTAGCCGTAGCTACAGGGCAAGCTGCGTGGGCTTTACCTTTAATTGAGGGCGCAGATGCTATAGATGAAGGCGGTAATATTGGCGATGCTTTGAAGGCTGCTGCTGTATCGTATGTGTCTATGCAAGCTGGCGACGTAGCAGGAGAATTTGCAGCGGGAGTTGGGGAGTCAGTAGGTAGCGTAATATCCAATGAAGC